GATGAAGACGCCGACGACAAATCTAGGCAGAAACGCCACAAGTCTCGGGGGGTCGCTTGACTCCCGCGTTGATTCAATCACTAGCCACATGACCCTCGAAGAATCCCTCAAGGCGCTCAAGTCCGCCTTCACCAGCAAGTCGGCCGATGCCGAAGCAATGGCGAAAGAGATGTCTGCGCTCCAGGCTAAGAATGAAACCCTTGCGGCTGAGTTTGCTTCCGTCTCTGAGAAGCTAGAAGCCAGTGCTGCTCTCGCTTCCGAGCGTGACGCTGCCATCGCCAAGATTGAAGAATTGACGAAGGCTCTTGCCGCTTCCGAATCCTTGAAGGCCGAAGCCGGCAAGCAAATCGAGTCTGTCGGTAAGGCCGCCGCCAAGATTGTGGCCAGCGTTGGCATTCAGCCTGTCGAAATCAGCGCCGCTGATTCCCAGTCTGCCAAGTCTCCGGAAGAAATCTGGAACGAATATTGTGCCATGAAAGACCCTGCCCAGAAGGTAGCGTTCTATAACAAGAACCGCGCCGCCATCGTCTCGCACCTTGGCGTCAAATAATTTCCCCCTAATCTCCCAAACTAATCCTATCCTAAAATGAGCAACTCCGTTCTCAATCAGGGCCTGGCTCCCCAGTTTGTCGCCGCCGAAACGCTGCGCACTCTGGTTCCGATGCTTGCGCCCCTCAACAAGATCGCCACGACCGACTTCAGCGCTTATGTAGCTGAAAAGGGTCAGGTCGTCCACACCCGCTACGCCGACGCCTTCACCGCTTCGACGTATGACCGCTCCACCGGTTTTGTCGCCGCCGACGCCGTCTCCCATGACGTCGCTGTGACGCTCTCCAACCACAATTATGTGGCCACGTCCTTCACCGACACCGAAGTCGCAACCATCAGCCTCGACATGCTTCGCCGCGTGTTCATCGCTCCGATGGCCAACGCTACGGTCAAGAGCCTGTTTGACGGCGTTCTCGCCGAGACCACCGCTGCCAACTACAGCAACTACATCACCTCCAACAAGGCTGGTTTTACCCGCGTCCAGATTGCGAACCTCGCAACTGCGATGACCAAGGCCAACCTTCCTTTCGCTGATCGCGCTCTCCTTCTCAGCCCCGACGCTTTCGGCCAGCTGCTCCAGGACGCTTCTGTCGCTCAGTACCTGTCCATCGGTGACACCTCCGTCATTCGTGACGGTAAGGTCGGCCGCCTGCATGGTATCGACGTTTACGAATACAACGGCTTTGCCGCCGCTCCTTCGGGCGAACACCTCAACGGCATCGGTTCTTGCCAGCAGGGTCACGTCATCGTCACCCGCGTTCCTGCCGCTCCGACCACTGGTGGTGGCGAACAGGTCACGGTCAGCGACCCCGACAGCGGTTTCGCTTTCAGCCTGCGCTCCTGGTACGATTGGACCAAGGGTCTGTCGAACCTCTCGTCCTCGTGGATCATCGGTCAGTCGGTCGGTAATCCGAACGCTGCCATCCGCGTCGTTATCACCGACCTCTAAGCCGAAAGGCCAGAGGATGGTGCAAGGCCCCCAGAGATGGGGGTCTTTTGTTTGGCTAAGTTTCCCGCTTGACTGTCTTTTTGCATTGTTGAAAGGTTTGTCCGTGCGACCGATGCTCTGCCAAACCTATGACGGCTCCCTTCCGGATGGCGACCTTGTTGTCGAGCCGAAGTTAGACGGCATTCGCGTCGTCGTCGAAGTCAATCGGCTTAAGAACACCGTCACCTTTCAGACCCGCAACGGAAAGCCCATCGCCTCCCTTGCCCATTTGTCCAACGATGTGCGGCTTTTTACCGCCACCCTTTCCGTCAAGGATCACATTTTGTGGTTAGATGGCGAGGCTGTCTGCGGTGATTTTTTTGACGGCATTGGGGCCTTGCGTTCGAAGAAACCAGCAAAATCTGCCGTAATTCATTTTTTTGATGTTATTACGCGAACAATGATGGTTGATGGAGTTACCCAGCGCTCCCGGCGATTTGTTTTATCTCACGGCACAGAATCAGCCAACGTGTGTTTTATGCCTTGGCAACCGTTCCTTGGGGGCAAGGATGCCATTCAAGGCTGTTTTGAATCCGCAATGGCATCTGGCTATGAAGGCATTGTCATTAAGGCTTGTGGGTCACGCTACGAGGCCGGAGAGCGTTCGCCCGAGTGGATTAAGGTTAAGGCATTTGAAACAGCCGATTGCCGAGTGGTGTTCATCGACGGTGATTCTTTGGTGGTAGATTTTAAAGGACGACCTGTCCGTGTTGGGTCTGGCATTCCCGCCAAAGTTTTGGATTTTATGCATAACAGCCCTAAATCCGTTATTGGGACGACTGTGGAAGTGGGGTTCCAAGAGATCACGCCAGCGGGTTCAATGCGGCACCCAGTCTTTAAGCGGTTCCGTTGTGACAAGTGAACGCAATCTGGCTGGGGTCATAGACCCCTCTGGCTTGGCTTCTAAGCCCTTTTGACTCCCGCGTTGACTCATGGGAGCCATCCAAGACGAGTGGGCGTCAGACGCCTCTAAAATCCTATCCGAAATACCCAAGGCCGTGACCGTCCGCCGTGGCTCTGGCTCCCCCATTTCTTTCAATGTCCTTATGGGACCGCCTATGGTCGCCCAAGACCTTGAGACAGGGGGCTTCATGAATTCAACCAGTTATGATGTCAAATTCCTCCGCGAAGACACGGTGACTTATGCCGGCGTGGTTATCTACGGAAACCTTTTGCATTACAACGGAACGGACTATCGCATTGTGGCCATCAATGACCGCCCGCCGTCTGCCTGGGTGATTGTGCGCGTGCAAGCCAAGGGCGAGCCCGCTTAAATGGGCATTAGCGCCAACAAAGATGTCGAAGTCGATTCCAGCGGCTTGTCGGCGCACTTGAAAGATTACATCGCTGTCATGGGGAAATCTATGCAAGAGGTCCTGCGTCGTCAGGCAGCTTTGTTTTGCGAGGACATGATTAGTTATTCTCGGCCTTTTAGTGGCACTAAGCCTGGAGATGGGAACACTAAAACAGCCAAAGCCCATGGAGCCGAAAACGTCCGGAAATCCATTTTCAAGATTTTTAGATCAGTCGATTTCGCAACTCGTTCGCAAATTGCCGACCTTGGTAATTATGATGTTTTCAAACTTTGGAACAAACGAAAAGGCCAAACAGTGCAAGGAGTTGGGAAGATGATTCGTTGGTCAAAATTTCAGCAAAAGTTTGCTCGCGGTGATTCATTTACTTTTATTGGTCCAGGTGACCAATCATCACTTGCCAAAATTCACACTAACCTTCGCACTGATAACGGTCGAGGCGCCTTAACATCCGAAGCCCGCCGATCAAATCAACCATTTGCGATTGTTGCCAAAGAATCCGACATTGAAACTTATGTTCGCAAAAAACAAAAAGACGTCGGTTTCTTAAAATCAGCTTATTGGAACGCAGCTCAAATGCTTGGCGAAAAAATTAAGGCCGCTGCTTGGGTCAAACATAACGAAGGGGCGTCAAATGCTATTGCTATAAAACTTATTAATGACCCAGCAAAACCTTCTTTTGAAGTCGGAAACAAGATTGGAAAACGGGCTGGAAATGCTAATTTTGTGCAAATCGCTATTAACCATCGCGCTTATTCAATGCGTGTGGAAATGGCCGCCAGATTAAACAAAGAGAAAACCCGCCTTTGGGTGGCAACGGCGCAAGGTAAGACCTCCGGCACTTCTCAATTCTTTTCATAAATCCCATGGCTTCCACCCCTACCCTTTACGGCATCCGCACAATCGCAGAGCAATCCTTGCTCAGTTATTTTACGGCCAATTCTGCCTCACTCCCTGGCGTTCCTATTCATGCCGGCCAAACGGACGAAATCCGAGGCGTGCCTATTATTATTATTCATGCGGAATCCGCCCGAGCTCATCGCGATCTCGGGGCCTTCTGGTTGGGCAATTTTGAATTGACGGTGAAGATTTACATTTATTCTTCCGCCGACGATTCGACCCTAGCCGAGCACCGAGCCCGCGTGGAGGCCGTCCAAGCCCTTATGCAGCAAGAGGCCGACATTCAAGCCTCGTGGACTCAAGGCACCCTATATTATGCGTGGATGGATTCCGACGATGAAGGGGTAGCCGACCGCCGTTATGGGAATGTGCTTTCTTACACCCTAGCCGCCGTTTATCCGCCGGCATGACCTCGGCTTGACTCCCGCGTTGATTCATAACCTAAGACCATGGCTTCCCTTCCAACCACCTTCGGCGTTTCGCACAAATTTGCGCTCTACGGAACCTCCGATTTCGTCACCCTCCAGAGTGATGACATTAGCAACAAGGCCGCCCTCGATGTGGAAGTTATGGACGAAACTGGCCGGGTCATTACTGACCGTTTGGACGACCTTCGCATTGAATTAAGTTTGTCGGGTGTGCTTCTTGCATCGGGAACCATTCCTACGATTGGCGACCGTTTGACTTACAATGGCATCAATGGAATCATCAAAGACATTTCTGATGCTGGGACGAATAACGGTTTCCGCAAGGTGACCATCAAGCTGGTTAAATACCAGGAGATCGCCTAAGCCCTTCCAAGGGCTTCCCGCCGTGGCTACTCGGTGGACGCAAGCAGCGACGATACTGCCGCCAACCCTTAAAGTTTGCGGGCGTCGTCTTTTGCCTTTTTGCTTACGTCACCGCGTGGCGCTTGAGGCCATTGGTTCGCCAATTCTTTCATTGGAAGGTGCCTTTGGAGCCAAAGACATAATCATGGCGGTCCGCATTTTGTCCACGCACGACATGGAAGACACTCGCCGACCCATTTCTTTTGTTGAAGGTTTTCACCTTCAAATGATGCGGATGAGCGTGGCCCGCATGAAAACCGAAGCCAACAAATTGCTTTTGTATTTTGCCGCTCAATCTTTGTGGCCGCGTTTCTGGGAGAAAGACACCAAGACGCCAGACTCGGGCATCCCTTGGCAATTGGCCGTCATCGCAAACCTTGTGCGCAACGGTCACACGACTCAAGAAGCCTGGATTATGCCGGAGGCCGAGGCAATCTGGTTGCACATTGCTCATTTTAGGGCGGAAGGAAATGAAATTTCAGTAATCTCCGTTCGCGATTGGGATGC